AATTCTTGATCTTCAATATTGCCACCAATTGATCCCCAATCTGCACCACCACCACCGCCACCTGTTGCACTGATGCGAACACGTCCATCACCTAAATCTTCAATGTTGATGTTTGTGCCTTCGACTAAATCCAACAAAGTTTGGACTGCATTCAATGTGCCGTTTGTTTTCAGAACCAAACCAACGCGGCTGCCATTGCCACCTGTATTGTTGCCACCAACTGCATAGTCTGCAGGAATATCACAGGCTGACCAGTCGTATGAAACTTGCAGGACAAGTGATAATGTAACACCTGTTACAACTTGTGAATAATCTTCAACAAAAGGATCAATGGTTGATGTGCCGGATAGTTCAACATCACGATTGAATAGCACATTGCCATTCATAATTTCAGCAATCAAGTCCAATGCAAGACGCGTCATGTCACTGATCACTTCACGCTGGTAATCTGCCTTTTCTTCCTTTGCACGTGGACAATCAAAGAACAAAACATCAAACGAATATTCCATCATGCCGGGCATCGGTGTAATTGATCCCGGTGCAACGTGCATTACTGGATACCTGTTTTCCTTTGGAATATCAATTAGGCTAATTGATCCATGACTGAATTGATTGATCATTTTGTGGCCATTGGCAAATGCCTCCAACCGATCTATCAATATGTTATAACTGCTGCCTGAATTGTTGTTTATCATATTCCTTTTTGTCTTGCATGTAAGTGAGATGCGTAAATATTCGCCTTATAGGCTGCATGGTAACTTGATCAAATTTGGTTACGTCATAATCTGCCATCATTTCAATTAGATGGAACCATCCCCATTTGTTAAGATTTATTGTTGCAAATGTTTCAATATCATCTCCTTCTCCTGCTGAAGTTCCATCATGGATTCTAGGAAATTCTCCAATAATGCGATTTCGAAAGTCGAAAAAAAAAGCAGTGCTGCATTGACAACTGACATTGATAATTGGTTAATGTCATCAGCATTGGCATATTGTTCCTCACCTGTATAAGTTGCAATGGTGTATCTGCTGCCTAATTTTGTTTTGATTGGCCTGTATAGGACTGCCATGATGCAAGTTAATTTTTCCACCTGTGGTTTTACAGGATCATAAACCATTTTGCAAAATTCATCAAGATCAATCCATTCATCAGCAGACATCATATCCATATCTGGAATGAAACCATATCGTGTGCCATTTAGGTCAACAAATTTCAAGTGCAATTGCGTTTCATTTTGGATTAACTGATCAAATGCAGTTACAATACGCTGGATGGATTCTGGATTCAGTTTGCGCACCTGTTGCTCACTGCAATTAAGAGCGGCAGCGCATTTATCCACTGAATTCTTTGATGTATTCCATCGGATGTATTGTCCAAGTGTAATTGCAGTGAAATCAATGGGTATTGATAAGTTGCCATCGGTTTTGGTTTGTATGCGTTTGCGCCTAAAATATTTTATCATACTTCTTTTGGGATTACAATTTGAAATGGATTGCCTTCAGCACCAGTAATTTCTTGACGTTCTATGTAACCACGTTTTTTTCCTTTTGTTTTTAGGTAGAAAATTGTTGCCGCAGTATCTTCATTTTGAATAAGCGTATGCAATTTTGTTTCTACAAAGTCCAGCGCAATATCTTCAATACTTTGCACTGCTTCTTTGTATTCTTCGTCTTCCTTCATCCAGACATAATGCGTCGTGCGTTCAATTCCAATTTGACGTGCTGCCGTAGTTACAACTCCAAGCGATTTTTCTAGCGCTCGTATCATTGCTTTTTTCCTGGTTTCTGTTGCGCTCATTTTTTATTGTGTTGAATTTTGTAGTTAATTTGATTTGGTTTGAAATTTATCGTAAACGTCCATAGCGTTTTGTATTGCTTCATCCATGTTCATGTATTTGTAATTTGCAAGCCTTCCTACAAAATACACGTTATTGTTTTTTTCGGTTTCTTCTGCTTCCTTCTGATACTGCAAATATGTTTGTCTGTTTGCTGCTGTTGGCACTGGATAGTATTCTTCGCCTTCTGACGTACTATATTCGCGTGCAATTATTGTTTGCCTACTTTCAAACGGATAAAGGTGTTTGTATTCAATTATACGCGTGTATTCGTGTCTTGCTTCTGGATAGTTTATTTGAGCGTATGGCTGATATTGTTTCATATCTAGTTTTTCAAACTCAAAACGCAATGACCTGTATTCCAGTTTGCCAAACTTTTCTTTGAAATACGTATCAATTTTTCCAGTAAAAAATACAACATCGTATTCGTTTTTCATTTCGCTTACGTATTCTGTGTTTAGGAATACCTTGATGTTTTCATGCTGCAGTATATTTCTAACAAATGCTGTGTATCCGTTTTTTGGCAGACCTTCGTACGTATCATTAAAGTATCTGTCGTTGAAGTCTGTTCGATATGGTATTCGTTCTAATACAGATGCTTCCAATTCACTTGGGTGTTTATCCCATTGTTTGATTGTGTAGTTCTTAAAAAGCAATTCATAAATGTGTTCACCAACTCTTGCTTTTGCTGCGTCCTCACTATTTTTTATTTCGCCTTTGTATTGTATTATGTCATAGAATTTTTTTGCATCTACTTCTGTTTTTATTTCTTTATCGTAGACTTCGTTCAGGGTGTTAATGTTTACAGGTATTTGCAAATAGCGCCCAAAAACATAACTCAGAACTTTGTGCTTGTATGGAATCCATTCTGCGTATTGATTTACAAAATCCCATACTTTTTGCTTTGAAGTATGAAAAATATGAACGCCATATTTGCTTATTCGTATTTTGGTTTCTTCGTCAACGTAGTCGTAGACATTTCCACCAATATGTTCACGTTTATCAACTATAGTAATTTGATGCCCGTCTTCTGCTGCCAGGCGTGCAATGGTTGCTCCAGACAAACCACTACCAACAATTAGTATTTTCATAAAAAGTTTGTTTCAATTATTTTCTGATATTCTCTGATTATTTTGTAGATCGCTGATTTATCGTATCGCACATAACCATCCCAATCTTTTGGTTTTTTTAATGTGTGTTTGTGCTGCAGAAAAGGAATTTTTTGGTTTGTGCTACTAATCACATTGTAACTGACTTTCATCGTGTAGATGTGTGGAAACATTTTATTCGCGTAAGTGCCACGCTTGTTTTCCTTCAGCATTTCGTTGTACATTTTTCTGTTACCACCACCAGAACTTTTTTTGCCTGTCTTTGAATACGTTATCAAATTGCGCAATAACAAACTTGGTTTCTTGTTTATGCCATTGTATATATTCATCAAAATATCTTCTTCTGTTGAGTTTTCAAATACAAAATTCTTATCAACTTTTTGTACGAAAAAACTATATGCAAAACCAACTGACAAATTTGGTGTTGCGCCCATTCTTGGAGCGAACGCGGCCATATCCATGCCTACTGCACCAGCATTAGTGTTCTCAGCTAAGGCAAACAATAGCATCATTGTATGATAAAATCCTAGATGTGCATGCCTTTTGAAGTAAAGCCTTTTGCCATTTTTTGTGTACAGCAATCTTGCTATGTTGTCATCCAGGTATAAGACAAATTCGTAATTGTTTTCAATAGCATACTGGTTAATCATTTCGCGAGTTTCAGCACCAAGGTTTGGTTTTTCCTCGCGTTGTCTATTCATAAATTCCTGGTGAAATTCATCAGAACATTCTAACACTTTGACTTCTGGCAATTGTTTGAATTGAACTGCTGCCTTTTTATTATTTGTTGCAATTACAAAATCAATATTTTCTTCCTGCAGTTTTTTTCGAATGCTTGGTATTAAAAATTGACGAAGCGTTAGGCTATTTTCATATAGCCGTCCACCAAGTATTGCAACAAGTTTTTTATTCTGGTTTGAATACATAGACCTTGCGTTCTTTTGCTAATTTGTTTCGCATTTCAGTTGATAGTGTAGTTGATTCTAATGCGTAAAAATCAGTGAGTTTGTCAATGTCTTGAATACTATTGACACCAATTACAACGACTGCCTCCAGGGTGTCAATTTCTTGTGCCTCATCCAAAGGCAAATCTTCATTCATAAAATTTGTTTCCAATCCCCATTCTTCAAGTTCTGTTGCATCCCATTCGTTCGCCAGCATATCCCAATCCCATTCGCCAAATCCAATGTTATCTTTTACGATGAACTCGCGCTGCTGATCATCAGTCAATTCACTGGCCTTGATGATTGGAACTTCTTTTAAGCCAACTTCCTTGCATGCTTTTAAGCGCATGTTTCCTCCTAATACAATCATGTCATCATTGACTACGATCGGGCGCAATTCCAGCATCTTTGGAAAGTCCTTGATGGATTGCACTAACTTTTTGAATTTGTCATCCTTAATCAATCTTGGATTGTTTGGATTGCTTTTTATCTCAGATAATTTAACGTGTTCAATTTTCATTTTTCCTTATTTTATTGGTGTTTCATCGATGGGCAAAACGCATTTTTCATTACAAATCTGGCCAAACTTTGGCAGCAGTTGCATCTTTTATCTTCACCATTGAATAAAGCATGCCAGTGTTGGTTAGTGCAAACACTTTACCCAATGCTTCAATGTGTTTCTTGACGGCACTGATCGATTCTAATTGCTCTGAATGTTGCAGTATTTCGCCATTGCCTGCAATCAATTGTACACGATAGCCTTTGACCTTACGTGCTGATCCTTCTTTTCTGAATGGTCTGTTGACTGAATCAACAATTTTGATGTGTGTTTTCATTTTATGTGGTTTTAATTGTTTCAAATCTGAATATCCTGTGTCGCATTTTTCAAATCAATGATGATGCGTTGTAGACAATCGCTGCAACTTGTTGGATCAATATTTTTGCCAGCAACCTTTGATGCATACATGTACAATGGTTTTGCCTCGAGATAAGTCAATGATGATTTGTGCTGATACTGCTGCAATAATTCTTTGATGCGCACCAGTTCTTCGTGGCTGATGCCATAAGCAAACCATTTATCTGCAGGGCAGGATGCCCAACTGAATTTTGTTTTCCATTCCATCTTGCAGCCGCACAACTTCACCTTTTTTCGATAATACCGGACTTCATTTTGTTCCTGCACCACATCATAATCTTCTTTTGGTCGATTAAAGTTTGCCAAAATCAAAGTACCACAACTGCCTGTAGATTCTACAAAGAATTTGCATTTGCGACAGATTGCCATGCGTTCGTTTTTTACATCACTCGGTACGCTCATTTATTATTCAATTGTTTATTCAATTTTTTTACTGCCCTGCTGACGCGAAGCCTTGCAGCCAAATTACTGATGCCTGTCACGTTTTCGATTTCTTCATAACCAATACCCATGGTACGGGCTCGGATCAATTGCTGATCCAGTTGATTCAATCGCCTGGTCATCATATCAATGTATTCATAATCGATCAATCGTGCCATGTCAACCTCGTCATCTGCTTCATGCACTGGCAGCAAATCCATTGATTGCAAGCGTTCTGCGTTGCCTTTGCTTTGTTTTAATAGCACATACACCACGTATGTAGATAATTCGCCACGATCCACCATTGGCTGGAATTTATCACGCCGCTCCAGGATAACCAAAAGCAAATCATGAAGCAAACTATCTGCGCGATCGTTGTTTTTTGTCGCATTTTGTATTGTCTTGCGCCAACTATTGTAATTTTTTTCTATTTCATTTTCAATAAGTTGCAAGCTATTTTCAATTATTGTTCAATTATTTTGTACAAAATCTTATACATTCAAATATTTTGTTGTATAATTGCAAAGTCAACGAAACAAACATACATTAAAATTCAAATCAAATGAAAACAAAAACAATACTGCATAACGGAATCAACGTAGTCAATTTGGATTCTATACGTTCTGCCAAATATGAAGACAATATTGACAGATATGGTGACCATTCAAACACGTGTTATGCCTGCGGCAAACCAACTGGATCACAAACTTTTGTGCATGAAACTACTTGTGGCCTGTTAGTGCCAGCTAACATTGGCGAAAACGAATTAGGCCAATATGGATTGGAATCACAGGGATGTTTTCCTATCGGTTCAGAATGTGCAAAAAAGTTAGATGCAGCATTCATTGTAAAGTATGCTGAATAACTGCAACGTCAAATAACAAAGAAACAAACAAACATACATTAAAATTCAAATCAAATGACAACTTTCAGAATCGCCTACAATGGCAACAGCACCCAAGCCAAATTACGCCTACAAAACGGCTATTATCTTAATGCAGACGATGCAAACGAGGCAGTTGTAAAATTCTACCGAATGTTCATGGATGATAACTATTTTCCACAGGAAGATGGCAGCATCCAAGACGAAGAAGGACGTGAGGTTATGTCACCAATGGACGATTGCATCAGCTATGATGGTGGCTACTTTATCGCAACAGAAGAAAAATAAACAATCAAACACTTATAACAATGACAAATCAAGAAAAATTATTTCACCTGCAACAAATGCACAAGAATGCATGCAGCATGATCGATTATTGCAAGGAAAAAATTGCCAAAAGCGAAGATTCATGGACAACCACATTATCATTGAATGCATTTGAAAAAGATGTTGCAGCATTGAAACATGCCATTAAAGGCATCCAGCTAATGCATGACATGGTTAATGAATCAAGCGAAGAAGGAGGCGATTATGGCTTCTAACCCGAAAATTCAATCAACCATTGTGGCGCATCCGCAATCTGGCTACAATAATTGGATCAATTATATCCATAGTCAATTTCATCCAAAATTGGTTATGCGTAGACCAACTTCTGGCGAAGTCATTGCCACCAATGAACACATGATTGTGTACCTGAGTTTGCTAGGCAACGAAGATTTGAAAGCCATCATTGCTGATCCATCACCCATCTACATCAATTTAGGATTGAATTCAATCAAATTTAGGCCTGTTATTCGCAGGAATCCATTTGGCACGTATGAAATCACATTCAAAGGTTCAATCGTGCGTATAAACGGCACAGGCAATGAATCACAACTTACTGAAGAATTTACCATGCGAACCAAATCAGTGTGGTACTAACACTTAATAAACAATCAAATGTCAACACAAATTACAACAAAGGATTTTTTCCAGCAACCAAGCGTGCAAAAGAAATTCCAAGAATTGCTTGGAAAGCGAGCACCACAATTTATTACATCAGTATTGCAGATCGTAAGCAATAACAAATTGCTGGCTAATGCAGATGCTGCTAGTATTTACAATGCAGCGGCCACTGCAGCCGTTTTAGACCTGCCACTGAACAATTCACTAGGCAAGGCATGGATCGTGCCTTATAAAGGTGCTGCTCAATTCCAATTAGGTTACAAAGGCTTCATTGAACTCGCCATGCGCACAGGTCAATATCAACGCATAAACGCAGTACCTGTGCATGAAAATCAATTCAAGTCATGGAATGCATTAACAGAAGATTTTGATGCCGACATGACTATTTTAGGCAATGGAGTTATCGTTGGTTATGCAGCCTTCTTCAGGATGAACAATGGATTTGAAAAATTTACCTATTGGCGCATTGATGAGGTCCGTAAACACGCTGCCAGATTCAGCAAGTCAGTCAACAATGGCCCATGGGCAACAGACTTTGATAAGATGGCACTGAAAACCATCATCAAAGCTATGTTGTCAACCTATGGTATGCTATCAATTGAAATGCAGACCGCCATCGTTGCGGATCAAGCGGTGATCAAGGATGCAGATACAATGGAAATTGAATATGTTGATGCTCCCGGTGTGGATGTTGACAAAGAAGAAGAACGTGCCATCTTGATGTTGAAGGATTGCAGCACACCAGAAGAAGTCCATGCATTATTGAAATCATTATCGCCAGAATTAGCAGACCGAATTAACGCGGATGCAGTAGATAAATTGGATTCATTTGAATAACTTTGTACAATTTTTTATACTTTTGCAAAACAACAAAAATCAAACAAAACATGAACGCAGACAATTTATTATTCAGATGCTCATCATTGGGCAGCATCATGACCGAAGCACGAAGCAAATCAGAACCGATTAGTGAAACGGCAAAGGCACATCTGTTGGAGGTGTATATTGATCACAAATACAAACGTCGAAAGGTAGTTACCACAAAATACATGGAAAAAGGATTGCAGGTTGAGGAAGATGCTATCACACTTTATTCCAGATTCACAAAATTGTATCATGCTAAGAATGAAGATCGCATCAGCAATGAATTTATTGCAGGCACACCTGACTTGTTTAATGGCAATTCAATACACGATGCTGATACCATTATTGACATCAAATCTTCATGGGATATATTCACATTCCATGCAGTAATTGGTAAAGGCATCAAGAAGTTGTATTACTGGCAGCTAATGGGATACATGGCATTGACAGGTGCAAAGAATGCGAAACTTGCATACTGCCTTGTTGATACACCGGACACAATCCTTAATGATGAAAAGCGAAAATTGCATTGGAAAATGGGATTAATTGATGATCAAAATGCAGACTTTGAACAGGCATGCAATGAGATCGACAGGCTTGGCAAATATGATGATATACCAGTGAATGAACGTGTGCATATCATCGAGATTGAACGAGATGAACAGGCCATCAATGCTATTTACCAACGTGTGGCTGAATGCCGCAAATGGATGAACGAAAATTTATATAACACAATAACAAACAATTAAAAAATGGAAATGACAAACGAACAAATCCTTGAAGCAGCATTCGCACAGATGCCGAATGAATTTACATCAAATGAATT